ATGGTTAATGTAAATATGCTTAAAGCAAAAATCATTGAAAAAAACATTGAAAAAAAGAAAATAGCTGAATATTTGGGTATTTCACCTACCTCTCTTAATTATAAAATTAACGGAAAAACTGAATTTAAGGGTAGCGAAATACAGCTTTTGAGCAAAATTTTAGGTATCGAAAAAGAAAAAGATGTCTATTTTTTTAATTAAATTGTTGACCAAAAGTCAACATCGCTATTACTTATTTAGATAAAGTAAAAAACGAAGATGAAATTCACTAACACTTAATCAAGGCAGCAGGGTGCAGGCGAAATATCCCCTTACCGTTCACTGAATGCAGCCGAGAAGCTATCAACAAATTAAATCGTCTTATACTCCTCTTTTGATTTTTTTAATTGCGATAGTTAGCTCTGCTGTTTTGATTAAGCGTTAGTGATACGGACAAAAAGGTTCATCATATTTTAAATTGAGGTGATGAAATGGCAAGAAAACCATTAACTGCAACGGTTAATGTAATTATGGAAGACAAAAGTATAAAGCCATTTGAGGAATTAACGAGTGATGAAGTTGAAAAATTAAGGCAAAATGTAAAAAAAAGACTTGAAAGCGCAATGAGCTTATATTTTTCAAATCATCCGGAAGAATTCAAAAAACTTTAAATATAAATGAAGGGAAGTGAAAAAATGTTTAAGTTACCGGCAATATTGCTTGCATTATTTGTAATATATTTAGCGATATGCAAAGTGGCTATTAAGAACAAAAAAAAGAAAAAGCCACTCCGCAAGCGGAATGGCTTTGAACGAAAATGCCGATATATATTCTCCGATAATGCCGAGTGGGAATACATATTACACAGCATTAAATGAGTTGTGATAACCCAATTGACACCATTATGTTATCACAACTCTTATAAAAAATCAATAGGAGTTGAAAAAATATGGAAGTTTATACAAATGAAATATGCGAAAGCTGTGCAAACGGAAGCTTTGACAAGTGCGAAGCTGATTTCACTCAAATAACGCTTGATGATGTGACAAGGGCAGTTGTTGACTGTGAAATTTACAAGCGAAAAGCAAAGCATAAACTTAAAATTACATATGAATGCGAAGGCAAGATAGCCGTCGTTGAAAAAGAAGTATATGAATTGCCGGAAGTCGAATGGCAGCAGGCAGACAAGAGCGCCGGGAATATGAGCACCGACGATATCAAGGTTATTGTTGAATATCTCAACGATAAAATCGGTGCGCACTATAAGCCAAACGGTAAGAAAATGAAAGAGTTAATCAGGGCAAGAATGAATGAGGGCTACACGGTTGAGGATTTCAAGACGGTAATTGATAAGAAATTCAAAAGCTGGGGCAACGACCCGAAAATGAGCTTATACTTACGGCCGTCAACGCTTTTTGGTACACGCTTCGGCGAGTACCTGAACGAGTATCAGGCAGAAAGCGCGGAGCAGAGCGGCAACAACATATTCCTTTCGCTTGCAAATGATAGGGCGGCGTTAAAATGACACGTGACGAAACGACTAAGGTTTTGGCATTGCTAAAGGCAGCATATCCAAACTCTTACAAAGGAATGACTAAGGAAGAAGCAATGGGGACGATTTCAATTTGGACTATGCAATTTGAAAGCGTGCCGGTAGATATTATGTTAATGGCAATTAACAGGCTTATAAGCAACAAACCTTTTCCGCCAGCGATAAGCGAAGTCAAGTTGGAATTACATAGCCTGCATTGGGACGCTTTCGGCGAATTTCATCAGGACTGTAATTGCTTGACACCTGAGCAGGAAGCAAGGTATCGCCGCATTTATAACGAAACAGAAAAATATAAAAATTCACGAAAGCTTGAGCCGAGTATCAGCGAAATTGTTTTAGGCTCAGAGAAAAAATATATAAAGGGAAAAACATTATGACATCAGAGGAAAGAATTGAAAAAGTAAAGCAGCTTCTTATGGAAGGAATGACGGACGAAAAGAAAAGTAAGGAAAATTACTTAAAAATTGCTCAGCTTGAAGTTGATAATATTCTATCAGTAATAACACCGAGTTCACCTGTCGAAACAAGTTTTATTCTTTTTGCACTTGAACAAGTTACGGAAATAATAAAAGGCATAATAAAGAAATACCCGAAGCAGAAGATAAATTATTGTGTTTTAAAGAGCTTAATGGGCTCAGAAGGAATGTGTATTGAAGTACCTAAGAGGAGCGAAGATGATAAATAGTGTTGTTTTAATGGGGCGGCTTACTTACGAACCGGAGCTAAAGGCTACAAATGAGGGCACGTCTTTTATAAACTTTCAAATTGCGGTTGACCGAGGTTATTCTAAGGACAACCGTGCTTGTGACTTTATAGATTGTACTGCTTGGCGGCAGACTGCCGAGTTTTTGAAAAGGTATTTTCACAAAGGCTCAATGATTGCAATTGAGGGCAGACTGCAAACAGATAATTATGTTGCGAACACAGGCGAAAACAGAAAAAGCGTAAAAGTGATTGCTAATCAAGTCAGCTTTTGCGGCGAAAAAGGACAGGCTCCGGCGCAAGTAAACGAAAATACAGAATTTGAAGAAGTTGAATAATGAGTATAAAAAGAAATTATTGTTATATAAAAGTGACAAATGATAAATACAGATTACCTATTGCCATTGCCGATTCCGCAGGTGAGCTTGCACGAATAGTCGGTGCAACAAAAAATACGGTTCTATCTTCAATATCACACGGCACCGGTACTTATGAAAAGGTTGAGTTAGAATAGTTGATTAAAAATTCACATAGCAGCAGGGTAAGGTGATTTTATGGGTGATGCGAATATTGAAAAGTTTGAATTTATCGGTGAAAGCAACCGGCGTAAGTATTATGCAAGTAATCAAGGCTACATAATGAGTGTTTCGAAAAAAAGTTTTGTAGAACGCAAGCTAAAGGGTTATCGTCAACATGGTAAAAAGAATGGACCGCTAACAGTGAGAATATTAGGTCAAGAACATTATGTAAAGAATCTAATAGCGCAAGCGTTCATTCCTGCATATAAAGGGCCAAATGTAAGCAATGTTTTTAACAAAGACGGAAACTACAAAAATAACTGCACGGAAAATTTAATTGTGGTTTCTAAAAATCAGGTTGCTAAAATAACCGGCGCTATGTCAAAAGCGCAAGGAGTTGTTGTTATTGATGAAAACGGAAATGAGAACAAATTTGGAAGTATAAGAAAAGCTGCGAAGTATCTTAATTGCAGCTATCAGACTTTGGCTGATTATTTGAATGGCAAATACAAAAAGAGCGTACTTGACGGATATAAAATAAAAAGGTGTTAAAGGTGACGATATGAGCGAATTACAAACAAAAATAAACACGGCAATAGAACGCTTAAAAGCGTTTGAGCCTGCTGATGAACCGTATTATTTGTGCTTCAGCGGTGGTAAAGACAGCGACTGCATTCGTATTCTTGCTGACCTTGCAGGAGTAAAACACGATATAGTACATAACCTTACAACCGTTGACGCACCTGAAACAGTCCGATATATCAAGTCAATTCCAAATGTTCAAATCAAAATGCCTAAGTATTCAATGTGGCAGTTAATTGAAAAAAAGAAAATTCCACCTACAAGATTAGTTCGTTATTGTTGTAGTGAGTTAAAGGAAAAAGGTGGCAAAGGTCGAGTTAAGGTAACAGGTGTTCGTTGGGCTGAAAGCGCAAGCAGAAAGCAAAATGGTGGCATTGTAAAGATTATAGGCAAGCCTAAATCGACAATCGCACTTGCAGAAGAATTGCAAGCGGAATATGAACAAGTACCAAAAGGCGGTTTGATACTTAATATTGATAATGACGAAAGTCGCCGAATGGTTGAGCAATGTTACAGGACAACCTCAACACTTGTAAATCCTATCATTGATTGGACCGATGAGGATGTGTGGGAATTTCTGCATCACTATGGATGTAAGTCAAATCCATTATATCAATGTGGCGATAAGCGTATTGGTTGTATCGGTTGCCCTATGCAAGGTGGCAAAGGTATGAAAGCAGATTTTATCCGTTATCCAAAGTACCGAGATAACTATTTGCGAGCATTCAGACGAATGCTTAAAGCAAGAGAGGCAGCAGGGCTTGATAATTCGGTAGGTTGGAATACCCCTGAAGCCGTAATGATGTGGTGGGTCGGCGATAATCCATTGCAAATGAGCTTTGAAACACCTGAGTATTTGAAATGAGGTGATTTGATGATATTTTTAGAAAAAGGCAATTTCTATTTAGGTCGTGGAATATTTGACAATAATGGGAATGTAATTGAACAGACCGAGCCTAAATTTGTGAGTGATGATAGCGGTACTTGCGTTATTGTCGGTGTACTCGATTCTGAAACAAAGAAACAGGTTGGAAAAGCAGATGTTTTCGGTGATTTTAACGCAACAGGTTACTTGAAAAAGGTTCTTGAATTGTTAGCGCCCGAAAGAACAATTGATATTCCAAATTTTAAAAGGATATTTGCCGCTGCATTTAATGATGATGTAAATCTATGCGATTACTGTAATGAGTTTCAATGCAATAATTGCATTGTTTTCAAATGGAAAGAAGAGTGTCAGAGGTGATGAAAAAAATGACAAAATATGAAGTTAAAGCAGTCGCAAGTGACTATGGCATTTTTGAAAACGGAGAATTAAAGCTTATCGTTATTTCTCAAGCGAATGCACTGATGATTAAGAATGTACTTGAACAAGAGTTAAAACATAAAGTTGTTATTAAGGATTTGTTAGAGCCGAAGAAGAAACCCAAGCGTAAGTTTAGGACTATGACTTATGGTGAGTTTTGTGAAAAATGGTTAAAGCAATATTATTGTTGTGCAGACGGTATTCACGAAACGCTTAAAAATGTTTGTCCGTTTTATGGGCTTAGTAAAGCTACTTTGTGTGATTACAACGAAGTATATACACAAGAACCGTGTAAACTGCCAAACGGCAAATACATATTGATTGAAGATTGCAATACAGAGGTGAAAAAATGAATAAGGAGTTTACTAATTTTTTTGTTTTTATTGGAATACTATTTTCGTTGGGAGTATTAGGACTTATTTTAATCGGAATATTTGATTTCATTAAACAAAAAATTGATGAGTTAAAAAATTATCACAGAATTAAGCATAGATTTGACAAGCCACCGATTGCCGATTGTTATTGCATAGATTGCAAGTCTTACAATCGTAAAAATGAGAGATGTTATAGGCTTAACCGAAGCACAGCAGATAATTGGTTCTGTTGGAATGCAGAACCGATTGATGTTGAAACGGCAAAGCAGTTAGAAAGCGAGGTAGAAGAATGACAATACAAGAAGCATTGAAAATTTTTGAAAATGTAAGACCACAGAAAAATAGAATAATTATTGAAGCTTTAAATACTATTAAAACTGCTGTAAAAAAGCAAATACCGAAAAAGCCTATCACAGAAACGGTAAATCGTGGTATATCAGTATCGGGCGAATATGACATTGATTTTAACTATCTTTGTCCAAATTGCAACACTGTTGTTGGTGACTATGAAACCAATGATGTTTTTTATGAATTTTGCCCCGAGTGTGGACAAGCTTTAGAACGGAGTGATATTAAATGATTTTAGTAATTTTGATGTTTTTGTTAATATGGTGTGTTGCTTCGTGGTTTATAGATGCGAATTGTGATTGTGACGGAATATTTGGCATTTTTTTAGGCTCAATACCACTTGTTATTGGTGTTATTGTAGCGATTTCTTTAATTGTTCAAGTTTCAAATTTGAGCGTTATTAACGAAAAGATTGCAATGTATGAACAGGAAAATGCAAAAATTGAACAGCAAATTGAAACCGCAATAACAGCCTATCAACAACACGAAAAAGATGTTTTTACAGAGGTAAAGCCTGATAGCTATATACAGTTAGTTTCTATTTACCCTGAACTAAAGAGCGATACCTTAGTAAAAGAACAGATTAAAACTTATCAAAGTAATAACAAAAAAATTAAAGAATTAAAGGTAACAGCGATAAATGGCAATGTAAAACGGTGGTGGCTGTATTTTGGTCACAAAGATGTTAAATATTAGAAAGGAGTGAGGTAGAAGAATGACAACACAAGAAGCATTAGACTATTTTATTAGAAGAAAAGCGCAATTAGGAATTTCTGATAAAATTCAGCAAGCGGAAACATTAGCGATTTCTGCTCTTGAAAAGCAGATACCTAAAAAACCGATATTGAAAGAATATGGTTTTTTTGGCCCTTATCCATTTTGCCCTTGGTGTGATAATGCCCTTATAAATACCCGAAATGATAGTTGGCATAAGGAAAAATTTTGCCCTAACTGTGGACATGCTTTAAAACGGAGTGAAAATAATGACTGAATTTGAGTTTGAAACACACAGAGTAGATATGCTTTATAAAGGTCCTATACAGATTGTTCAAGAACAAATATCGTCCATTGAAAGTCAATTAGAAAATGAAACGCTTAAAGTGATTCATAAGTATGGAATTTATGTTGATAAAGACGAGCTAATCAAAGCATTAAAATACGACAGACAACAGTATGATAAGGGATTTGAGGACGGTGTGCATAAATGCAGACAAGAGTTACTTGAAATATTAAGAGAAAATGATTGCTATATTTCTACTGCTGTTATCAACAAATTACTAACGATAGGGAGTTGAAGAAAAATGAATAAAGAATTAGCAAGATATTTTGTGAAATTGATTGCTGAAGATTTGCAATTTTCATTTAATGGAATGGGTATTCCAAGTTATAGTTGTGAATGGTTAGAAAATCAGTTGATGCAAGGAAATTTTGAAGATGTTAAAGAGTTTATACAAAAAAGATATGATGAACACGAAAACTCTGCTAAGGACACAAATGTCCGTGGCAAAAAAACGCAAGCGTAAGTTTAGGTCTATGGCTAATCAAGAATATTGTAATAAACGTAATAATTGTACCGATTGTGTTTTTAACAAATATTATTCTTGGTGTGACGGAAATGGTAGAGGTGGTGAACCTTGTGAGCTACCGAACGGCAAATACATATTGATTGAGGTAAAAGAATAATGGGCGGAGTGATGAAATGGATTACATAGAAGCTTGGGAAAAGCTAAATGAGAAGAAAGACAAGCAGCAGGCTGTGATGCTTCACTCATTTAAAAATCCATATGGATTCAGGATAAATATAAATCATCCTATGGTTACGAAAAAGTGGGAAGCATTTAAAAAGAAAAACAATATCGGTAAATATGATATGACGGATGATTTGAGGGATGAGTTTGAAAAGCAGTTTATGAAAAGCCGATATTATCAAAAGCTTGTTGCGGCAGAAAAAGAAAAATACGGACCGGCTTATGATTATATTTATGAGCCGCTCTTAAATAAGGCGGTGTGAAAATGAGTGACGATTTAGAAAACAGTACAAAATGGCTTTTTGCAATATCATTTGCAACAATTATTTTTATTGAGATTTATATAACGAAGGTTTTGTGAGGTGCAGAAAATGTGTTTAGGTTTGGCAATGGGATTTATAAAAGAAAAAGGCAACAAGATTAGAGACGGTGACGAATTTAAGCTCGTAACAAAAAGCGGTGCTTATTTGTATGAAGCAAAGCCGACACCGAACGGAATTGTTCTTGTTCCTCTTTCAGAAGCTACACCCATAGGTGCGGTGCACGAAAGTGAAATGAGAAAATACGATTTCAAAAGACTCTAATCACCTTACTATATACATATTATATATAGCAAAAATTTAAGCCGGTGCAAGTCCGGCTTACGAGCTTGTATTGTATCTTAACTACTCGACGAAAATAAAGAAAGGAGCATAAAGGTGAATAAGGAAAAGCAGATTAAAAGCGGAAGATTGTTAGAGGTGAGCTATCCCCCTTGCACGGACAGCGGCAGACCTCTTGCTGAAAGAGCACCAAAAAACAGAATCACATCAGAGCAGCAGGCACTTTATAATGCAAAGCAGTCCACAAAAAAGCTTATCAGGCTTATTTGTGCTAATTTTGATACAGGAGATATCTTTTTACATTGCACCTATTCACCTGAAAATGCTCCGCAAAGTTCAGACAAAGCATACCGTGACGCTTATAATTATATCCGTCGCATAAGATATTACCGCAGAAAGCATAAACTCCCCGAACTTAGGGCGGTAGTGATTATGGAAGAAAAAACATACAAGACAGGCAAGTATGCAGGGCTTGTTAATATTCATTTTCACATTTTTATGAATAATAGTGGCTTCGGCAGGGACAGAGCCGAGGAAATGTGGAAATTTGGTTGGGTGAATGCAAACCGATATAACCCTGATGTCTTCGGACCTGAAACCGCCGCTAAGTATGTGTCAAAGGACCCAAAGGGCAGGAAACGTTGGTTTTCTACTCAAAATCTAAAAAAGCCGATTGAAAGAACAAAAAAGCGAATGGTGACTAACAGATATGTCAACCGCCTTGCAAAATACAAGGACGACAGAGCGTTTTGGGAGAACAAATACCCTGGTTATATATACGAGCGTGTTGAAGTATGCGAAAATGAGTATAACGGCCATACTTATGTTACCGCTATATTGTTTAAAAAGCGGAATTAAAAGGAGTTGAGCTATGTCGAATTTATATCGTGATGTCAAAGCGTGTTGTCCTTTTTACCAAACGCAGAAAAAGGAAAAAGGCGGTGCAATGTATATCAAATGCGAAAAAATAATAAGCAAAGGGTGCATTGTGCTTAGATTTCCAAGCGTACAGAGAGGCGACAAATGGCTTAACACCTATTGTAACAGCATAAGCGGTTGCAAAAACTGCGAAATGTATCAACTTATAAATCAAAAATACGAGAAATGAGGTAATCTTATGAAAACTGCTATTATTATTTTATTAGCGGCTGTTTTTGTTGCGCTTTTAGGCGTGGCTGTAGCTGCTACTTCTTTACTTATTGACAAAAAGAAACAAGAGGCATATCAAAGCGGCTTTAATAAAGCTACAGAAATGGACGCTAAAATGGCGAAAAATCAAGCAAGCAAAGCGCTTGCCCAAATGCTTCAATCATACAGCGTTAAAGATATTATCGTGACAAAAGATAATAAGACTGTGGTTAAGTGGAATGACGACAAAACAACTTGGGTTAAGCTCAAAGAGGGTGATGTTAACAATCCTTTTAAAGCCTTTTGCTACTGCCTTCTAAAGCAAATGTACGGTGACGCCTGGAAAGAAATGTTCAAACACCACGGTGTTGAAGATACGCAGGCGGAAAATATATACGAAGTACACGAGGAAAAAGAATAAATGAACGTATAAGCTCTTGCCGGAAGGCAGGGGCTTTTATTTTTTTTTGCTTTATGGGTGTGACGTTGAAGCGTTTTGAAATGATAAGGTAAATAAGAGGTGAGAACGTGAGCAAAGTCGATTGGAAAGAGCTTGAAAATGAATATGTATGCGGTGAAATGTCTTACAGAGCACTTGCAAATAAGCACAAAATAGCGCCGTCGAGGGTATCGGCGGTAGGAAAAAAACAAAATTGGGTAAAAAAACGTGATAAATATAGGTCAAATGTGGCGCAGGCCACTTTACAAAACGCGCGCGCGACAGATATTAAGAATAAATCGCAAAAGCTTAATAATTTAATTGAGGCGGCGGACAAGCTTGCAGTTAAATTAAATGAAGCGTTAGACGACCCGGAACAGCTGTACCGGCAAATACTCAGAACATCAAGTGGAGCTGAATCGGTAAGAATTACTAAAAAGCTTGACACAAGAGCATTGAAGGATTTTGCAAGCACCATTTCCACCATGAATGACACTATAAAACAGCTTAATGATTTGACAGAGGATGAGGATAAAAAGAATGTTGAAATTAAGATAATAGAGGGTAAAAAAGAATGGGCACAGTAACACTTGACCTCGATTTTTCGAAAGTAAATCCAAAGCAAAAGCTCGCTTTAGAAGATACGCATAAATATATTGGGTATGGCGGTGCAAGAGGCGGTGGAAAGAGTTGGTTTGTAAAAAGAAAAGCGATACTTCTTGCCGGTAATTATGCCGGAATACATTCGCTTATAGTAAGACAGTCATATCCTGAACTTATGAATAACCATATTCGTGAAATGCGTTCGATTTTGCACGGTGTTGCAAAATATGTTGATAAGGAAAAGATTTTTTATTTTTCGAATGGTAGCACGATTCAGTTTATGTATTGCCAGCGTGATAAGGACCTCGACAGATTTCAGGGTACAGAGTATGACGTTATATTTATTGATGAGGCAACCCACCTAAGCGAATACCAAATAAAAACAATAGGACTTTGCCTGCGTGGTGCTAATGATTTTCCCAAAAGGATATATTTCACCACTAACCCCGGCGGAGCTTCACATCACTATTTCAAGAGGATATTTATTGACAAGGACTATATGCCTGATGAAAACCCCGATGATTATTCTTTCATTCAGGCACTTATGACAGATAACACCGCGCTTATGGAATCACAGCCCGATTATATTGAGCAGTTTAAGAATTTGCCCGAAAAGCAAAAGCGAATGTTTCTATATGGCTTATGGGATGTTGCAGAGGGAATGTTCTTCGAGGATTTTAGAGTTGGCACAAAAGAGCAGCAGACCACAGGGTTATACACTCATGTGATAGAACCTTTTGAAATTCCACCGAATTGGACCATATATCGCTCTTTCGACTGGGGCTATCATAAACCGTTTTCGGTTGGTTGGTGGGCTGTTGACTATGACGGTGTGCTATATAGGATAATGGAATTATATGGTTGTGTAAAAAACGAAGCAAACGAGGGCTTGCAATGGAACCCACAGCAAGTTTTTCAAAGAGTAAAGGAAATTGAAACAACGCATAGGTGGCTGAAAGGTAAAAACATAATCGGCATTGCTGACCCGGCAATATGGCAGAAAACAACCGGCATAAGCATATATGATGTTGCAGCTAAAAACGGTGTTTACTTCCAAAAAGGTGACAATAACAGAATTGCCGGGTGGCAGCAGGTGCATTATAGATTTACTTTTGCTGCTAATGGAAAGCCGAGAATGTATATATTCAACACGTGTAAAAATACAATTCGTACCTTGCCGACGCTTCAATATGACGAACACAAGGTTGAGGACCTTGACACAGACGGCGAGGACCATATCGCAGATGAAATCAGATATATGTGTAATAAGCTACCAATTAAGCCAATAAAGAGTAAGCCTATAAAAGAGCTTGCTGATGACCCACTTAATCAGCGTGGCGAATACAGAAGTAGCATGAATAACTACGGAATTAAGATTTATTAAGGAGCAGAAAAAATGAGTAAGTACAAAAATCCTATGGACGAAAAAAAAAATAAGGTTTTGAAAGAAACCGAGCAGCAGGCCGACAAGCCTATGAATAAGGCTGACAGCTTTAATCAGGCAAATGGGCTTGAAGTGCACGAAAGCGGCAAGGGCGGCGGCGAGCGATTAAAGGTAATCGGTGTTGAAGAAATAATCAAAGCACGTGAAACGCTGCAAAAATACAAGCAACAAAAGCAGTCGCTTGAAAGCAGAGTTGTAAACAACGAAGAGTGGTGGAAGATACATAATTGGGAGCAGATAAAGAAAAAGGACGCAGTAAAGGCAGATAGGGAAAATCCTAACGGTATTGAAACGCCCTCTTCATCAGCGTGGCTGTTCAACTCAATTACTAATAAGATTGCCGACTTCTCAGATAATTATCCCGAAGCGAATATAAGGGCAAGGACAGGCGGCGACGTGCCTGAAGCGGAAAGACTTAAGAATGTTATTCCTATGATTTTGAAGCGAAATAAGTTTTATAAAACGTACATTGAAGATATATCCGAAAAAAGCAAGAGTGGTACCGGCATAACATACGTAGGTTGGAATCCGAAAAAGGACGGTGTAGGCGACGTTGAAATTCAAAATATAAATATTCTTTCAATCTTTTGGCAGGGCGGTATAACGAATATTCAAAAAAGCCGAAATGTATTTACTGTTGAGCTTGTTGATACAGACCTACTGAAAAAGCAATATCCGAGTGAGGCTGAAAATATAACAAGCGACGGTGAAGTTGATTTAAAGCAGTATTTGTATGAGGACTATATCGATACGACCGATAAGAGTCTTGTTATTGATTGGTGGTATAAAAAGGACGGCAAGCTTCACTACTGCAAGTTCGTTAATAATGTTGTGCTGTTTGCAACCGAAAATGAGCCTGACGAATATCCAAACGGCTATTATGACGACGGTAATTATCCTTTTGTTTTTGACGTTATGTTCCCTATGCAAGGCACTATTGCAGGCTTTGGCTTTATTGACGTAGGCAAGCAACCGCAAGAATATATCGACAAAATGGACGCAGGAATACTCCAAAATGTATTGATGAACTCAATACCACGCTATTTTGAGCGGCAAGACAGCGAGATAAACGAGGAAGAGTTCCTCGACTGGACGCAACCGTTTGTAAAAACAAATACAAACCTCGGTCAAGATGATTTGAGAGAAATAAACGTTAAAGGACTTGACAGCGCAGTATTTACCCAGCGTGACAGCAAGATTAACGAGATTAAAGAAACAACAGCTAACCGTGATGTATCAACAGGGGGCACAACAAGCGGTGTTACTGCCGCAAGTGCTATTTCTGCGCTTATCGAAACAGGCTCAAAGGTAAGCAGAATGGCGATTAAGGGCACGTATGACGCTTTTGAAAATGTTATCTACCTCATAATTGAGCGTATGAGACAGTTTTATGATTTGCCACGATATGTAAGGATAACAGGTGACGACGGCACCGACGATTTTGATACATACGATAACCGCAATTTGAAATTGCAAGTAAGACAGACAATGACAGGTGATACAGCGCAGTATTTACCTGAATTTGATATTGAAGTAGCAGCTCAAAAAGCTTCACCGTACAGCAAGGCAGCACAAAATGAACTTGCACTGCAGCTTTACAGCGCAGGATTTTTCAACCCTCAGAATACAGACCAATCACTTGCTTGCCTCTATATTATGGATTTCGACCACAAGAGCGACGTTATAAATCAAATTAAGAAAAACGGCACGTTGCTTGACGCATTACAGCAGGCACAAATGCAATTACAACAATTGCAGCAGGAAAACGAAAAGCTTAAGGTTATGTGCGATTTGAACATTGACAACAGCAACCTTACAGGAATGAAAGGAAAGCAGCAGGATAGTAGTCCTGATGTAGCACAGGCTTCAACAAGCGGCAGTGCAAATATGGAAAGCACAAAGCCAGAGGGAATGCAAAGCGTAAGCAACGGCGACAAAGGCTCACTTGCCGAGCAGGCGGCGCAAAAGGCTAATGAATCGGCACAGCCAAGATAGGAGAGTAAAGAATAATGGTTGAGATTACATACAAAGAGACAAGAAACGGCTTTGAATTAAAGGCTGAGGGACATTGCAGATATGCCGAAAAAGGCAAGGACATAGCTTGCGCCGGTGTTTCTACACTTATTGTTGCACTTGCAAAAACGCTTGAAGAAAACGAAAATAAGCTGAAAATACCGGCACTTATTATTGTTGAGGACGGATATGCGCTTATATGTGCTTATCCGAAAAAACGATATTATAAAGAAATTGCAAGCACTTTTGAAACGGTGAAGCAGGGTATTAGTTGGCTTTCGGAAGAGTTTGAAAAAAATGTAAAAAAGTTATTTTGAGGGTGTGACATTGAAATAACGCCCTTAGGTATAATGAGGACAAAGAGCCGTGGGCTTAACCCACAGATTACAGATTCGCTGACTTAATCAGCAGGGAGCATTATTATGCAGAAATATCATATTCAGTTATTTGCCGACGGTGCGGCTACTGCAGGAGCTGACGGAGTAGGTACAACGACTGAGGGTACGGTTGATACCAAAGTTGACGGTGCGACAGGCACACAAGACGCTAAGGAAGAAAGCTTTGACGATTTAATCAATGGCAGATACAAGCAAGATTATCAAGCTAAATTTGAAAAGGCACTTAACAAGCGTATGAGCAAAGCAAACGCACAAATTCAAGAGGGTATAGATTTCAGAAACAAGCTTACCCCGGCGCTTGAAAAATTTGCCGCTAAATACGGAATTAAAGATTCGACGGATATTGATTCGATTGTATCGGCTATCGACAGCGACAATTCGATTTATGAAGAAATCGCAACCGAGAGAGGCGTTACGGTTGAGCAGGCTAAGGAGCTTATGCAGGCTGAGAGAATCATCAGGCAAGATGAAATCAGACAGCAGCAGGACGCTCAAAAAATAGCATTTCAAAATCAGATGAACGCTTGGTTGCAAGAAGCCGAAGAATTAAAAGAGTATTATCCGAATTTCAATTTTGAGTTGGAAAGCCAAAACGATGAATTCCGTGAATGGCTTAATCGTGGCATGAGTGTTAAGAACGCCTATGAACAAATCCATTTGCCGGAAATTCTTAGTGGTGCTATGGGTTACGCATACAATCAAAGCCGACAGGATATCGCCGACACAATGAGGGCTAATGCTAACCGTCCGATTGAAAACGGAACATCACAGCAGCAGGCCTCTAATTACAGCGGAATGTCTTTTGACAAGTTAAATCAAAATCAAATCAAAGAATTATTAAACGCTGCAAGTATGGGCGAAAAAATTGACGAAAATAATTTTATGAAATATTTGTCAAAATAATATGTAATTCGCTCTTACTTTCAGCAGAAAGGGAGCATTATGAATATTATTAAATCATTAAAAAGCGCAAGTATCAGCGCAAAGAAATACAGCGCACAGCTTTTTGCTGACGCTGTACTTAACACAACCGGCGACAGCGATTTGTCACCGGGTATGAAAATCTTTTATGACACCGCATTGCTTCAAAATGTGGGTAGTCAAACATATTTTGCACAGTTTGGTAAGCAGCAGCCATTGCCGAAGCACAGAGGTAAAAAGGCTGAGTGGCGTAAATGGAATACATTTACCGTTTCAACTGTTCCGCTTCAGGAAGGTATTACACCTACAGGTGACAAGCTCGGACAGACAAGCATTGAAGCGGAAGTTCATCAATACGGTAGATATGCTTATGTAACAGATGTACTTAGTCTCACACACCTTGATGATGTAATCGGCGGTGCTACCGAATTATTTGGTGACCTTGCGGCACAGACAATGGATATTGTTACACGTAACTCTGTTATGACTGAGGCTGTTAAGAATGTACTTTTCCCACGTAAGAGTGACGGCACGGCAGTTGCTTCACGTGATAAACTCGATAACACTTGTCAGCTCACACCGAGAGTTATCAATAAAGCTGTTTCAATTCTTAAGAAGAATAAAGCGCCTAAAATCAACGGCTCATATATCGGTATTATTCATCCGTCTGTTTCTTTTGACTTAAGAGACAGCAAAGGTTGGGAAGAGGCACATAAGTATTCTGCAACAAAAGAAATCTTTAATGGCGAAATCGGTGAGCTTCACGGTGTGCGTTTTGTTGAAAGCCCCAATGCTAAGGTGTATACCGATAATTGCCCGGTAGGCTACAGCGTATATTCAACTCTTATTTTCGGTAAGGACGCTTGGGGCGTTGTTAAGCCTGACGGTGCAAGCCTTAAGATGATTGTTAAGCAGGTCGGCTCAAGCGGCGCAAGCGACCCACTCGAACAGAGAGGCTCGGTAGGCTTTAAGTTTTCTACTGCTTCTGCTGTGCTATATCCTACACGACTTCTCAGCATCGAAACTGTTTCGGCAGAGTTTGCAAATGATGATGAAGCTAACTAATAAAGGAGCGTGAATATTATGGCAAAAAGTAAAACAGCCGCAGAAAATGTGGCGATTGAAGAAACCGCAGTTGCTGAAGGAACAACAGCAAAAACATATACACAGGAAGAGCTTGACGCTATTCTTGCCGAAAAGCTTAAAAAACAGAATGAGACCATAGAGGCCTTGCAGGAAAAGCCTGAATTTATTCAGGATAACCCTGAGGGCGAGGAAATGGAAATTATTAAAATTCCTATGTATCTCGGACCTAATGACGACCCAAGGGGTGAATATGTTGCAGTAAACGGCGTGGCAATGTTCGTCCCACGTGGCAAGGTTTGCAAAATCAAGAAGAAATATGCCGACAGACTTAAAATGAGCCTTAATCTCAGAGAGGTTGAGCATTCATATATAAGAGCAAATGAGGGAACTAAAGAGGTAACGCTTTAACTCTTTGTTGAAATTATTAAAGGGCAGGGAGCAATCCTTGCCCTTTGCTTTTAGGAGTGTGGAATAAATTATGAAAACTACAATTGGCGAGGTATTAAGCTATTTTGACAATCAAGTGCCTAATCAGTATTCAGACGAGGAAAAGATAAGGTGGCTAAACGAAATCGAATCACAAATTTATAACGATATTATACTAACGCATAAAGACGCGTATAAAATTGCATTTCACGGTTTTAGAACCGATACAGATATAAACACACAAATGATAGTAGATTTGGAATACAGTGAACTATATAGATTTTGGCTTGAAAAAAGCGTTCACTATGCTAACGGTGAAATTGACAGAATGAATAACGCTATGACAATGTTTCAAACTTATTATGATAATTATTTTTCTTATTATAATCGTAATCACAGGCCCGTAGGAACGCACGGTTACAGACTTTAGGAGAGTGAAAAAATGAGCAAACTTCCAAAATCACTTAACATATATAATGTGGCAAAGGAAAATATTGAAGAATTTAAGGGTATAGACCATAATGAACGCACGCAAAACGGTGCTTGGTATGACATGAAAAATATGACGCTTGACGATTACCCGGTTGCAAGCGTAAGAAATAAGCGTGGCATAGTGAGTGAAGACTATTCAAGTGCAACTTCAAACGACGATGTTACATTAGCGACTTTTCCGGTAGCAAGTGATGCAGTTATTATCAACAACGAAGTGTCACTTTTGCAAAATTGTATATTGAGTAACGACAGCGATAAAGCAGAAGGACAAATAATAAAAAATACAAGCAATAACGCTATATCGTTTGATGAAGAAAGAATTACCGGTACAATAATGAGCAACGAACATTTATTAAGAGAATTTCAGGACAAATGGTGCTTTATCGGCAGAGGTGAGCCTATTTGCAACATAAACGGCCGGTGGTACGAATATCGAACATGTGAGTTCGCAGAAAATGATGATATTGCATTAGGGGCAGTTGTAACAGTTGACGACTGGACTTTCCCTATGCTTATAGCAAAAAAAGAAAAAACTATAAAAATATATTACAGTGATGTTTTTTTCGGCGAACAGCCGGATATAAATTGGAAATTTAAAGAATGCACATTACTTCAGCAATTTCAAGATAAGTATGGTGAAAAATGGTATGTGAGCCAAAACAGCGCTGCTTGGCAGTTAGGAAGTAATGAAGAAGAAATAAAGGCAAAAATATGTGGCAAGGCACAGTATTTAGGTAAGTTTGAAGACTGGAGAAGTGCCGCCCAAGCATTGCTTGATGTATATAATGATGAATCTGGGAAAGAAACAGAACATTATTTTTACACAACAGGTTTAAATAAAAAAATTGACCATAAAATCCACAAAGTAACCGCTGAAGATAAAAAACTTCTTTTTGACAACATTCAAATAGAAAATACGAATCTTTATTTGCAACATATAAATTACGAAGAGCCAATTTTGTATGCAAATCAAATTTTAGATATGTCTGAATCTGTTTTGTGCAAGCTTGAAAAGAAAACAGGGAGCATAGTTATAAAAGATATTGAGGCATTGAAACCAATTGTTGAAGAAGTTATATCTGAACATTATAAAAAATATCAAGGCGATTTTTTGAATAAAAAGAGTTCGGCTTTTTATTATTACTCGGATATTGACGGTACGGTACAAAGGCAAATAGACCAATCATATATGTTTGTGGGGTTTGTTAAAGGCAAATTAGATAGCTTTTGCCAAAAGATATGTTATGCAACAAATTACTATCCAAATTACTTTATTTATAATACGGAAACATCATATTCGGCGTGGGTGTTTAGAAATGTTTTGTATAAGCGCTGCGAATGTTCAACAGCGCAAGAAATAAAAAGCAGCCAGAAAAATATAGCTTATTCACGAAAAATAATTATTGATACTTCCACTAATATAAAAAATATATTAAACAATGATTCAAACAGCATGACTTCAGAATCTGATGAAGTGTTTACACGCAAAAATATTTATATATATAAAAACAGAAAAGCAATTTTAATTGATTTCGGAAGTGTAAGCGGTGAATGGATAATTCAGCAACAAAATCAACCTGTAAAAACAGATATAACAGTATCATCAAAAGCTATAAAAAATATGAATATGTCCCAAAATATTAAAGTGTTAGCGCCGACAAATGATAACGACAAAAAAGCAATGATAAAATGCGGCACTAAAATCCTTGTAGTTCCTGACGGTGTGATTATTGATACTAAATCCGGCAAAACAAAAAAAATAGCATACACAGAAAAATTTATTTCTAAAAAAGGCGACGGCGTGAACAGCTTTATTTATACCTGCGACGGTGATGAAAATACATTTAATGCAGGCTTTTTTACCCTCAATTCCGCAAGCAATTACAGAATTGTTAACGGTGTTGTGCAGAAAAAAGTGAAATTAGCAGATAACAGTGTATTGTGGAGTGACATATCGACATATGTTAATTTTACTTTTTATGACGAAGGTAAATTTGAAAAATTCAGCAAAGGCGACAATGTTGAGGTGTCGCTGAAGCTGGGAGAAGGACAGATTACCGATTTAACCAAATTTAAGAAAGGTATGTTTGAATACGATAATACAACAGGCAGCTTAAAAAGTAACAGTTACAGAATTCAAAAAGTCGGTAATAATTTCATTGATTTATCTGCGGTGTTAATTAACTATGAGGAAAGTGAAAACAGTTGGATAACAGGTTTTGGTAATTCGGAAAATGAGTATGAAATTACATTTGAAAAGAAGTTCCCCAATGTGCAACCATTTGGTGCATTATGCGGTAACAGAGTATGGCTGTGCCAAAAAGACGGCCACGAGATATACGCTTCAGCTCTCGGTGATTATACAAATTATTATGACTTTTCAGGGCTTAACAGCGACAGCTGGAGCGCAAATGTAGGCAGTGACGGCGAATTTACTGGAATTGTAAATTTTCTCGGTAATATTCTTATATTTAAAGAAGATACGCTTTATATTGTGTACGGTTCAGTACCGAGTGAGTTTTCGTATACGGAAGTGAACAATTTTAAAGGTGTTGAAAAAGGCAGTGAAAGAAGTTTTGCGATTATTGATAATGTGCTGTATTACAAGAGCGTTTACGGAATTATTGCATATGACGGAAGCACTACTGTTATTTCCTCGGCACTCGGCAGGGAAAAATATAAAAATGCAGTGGCAGGTGCGTGGGGTAATAAGTATTATGTTTCAATGCAAAATTGCAAAACAAATAAATATGAGCTGTTTTGTTACGATACCAAGAAAGGTATGTGGACTAAAGAAGCAGAAGACAGAATCATTCGATTTTTAAATGACGGAAACACCCTTTATTATGTTACCGACACAAAAGTAAAAATTATTGATGCAGATAATGATTATGAGGTTAAGGAAGATAATGTAAGTTGGAGTGCTGAAACAGGAATATACGGATATTCATATCCAAATCAAAAATACATTTCAAGATTACAATTGAGAATGTATTTGGCCCAGGGAGCAAAGGCAAGGATATATATTCAATATAACAGTAACGGTAAATGGCAAAGTTGCGGAAAAGAAATAATCGGGCGAGGAGTGAATTCGTTTGTTTTTCCTATAAGGCCGCAACGCTGTGACCATATGAAATTGAAAATTGAAGGCGAGGGTGAATGTAAAATTTACTCTCTTACAAAGTGTTTGGAAGTAGGTGGCGAGTTATGAAATTGCCTATTATAAGTAAAATGAGTGCAGCAGGGAATTTGCCTTATGTAGTTAATTATATTGAACAGCTTGTTATTAAACTTCAAAAGTATATCGACAGTAACAGAGGCAATACAGAAGAAAAAAAGTATGTGACAGATATAACGGTTACGCCACATTTAATCACTGTGAAATTCAGTGATTCAACTACTAAAGAATTTGAAATATAAAAGGGGCGAGATTATGGCAAAGAAAAAAAGCAGCAAAAAGAGCAGCAAAAAGAGCAGCAGCGGCAAAAGTAAGGCAACTACATATAAAGCTAATACAATTGATGTTACCGGATATAACAATGAGCTTGCGCAGGCAAACAATGAGTTAGCTTCGATAGGGGAATTCAACTACAACGATACATCCGGATATAAGTCGCAAGCTGATAATGCATTTAGCCAGTGGAATGATTTATTTAGCGGGCAAGGAAAAGCTGATTTTGACGCTTCACAGCAAAAGCTTCAAACAACGGTTGATGATTTGTATAATCAAATGATGAATTACGGCGATTTTAGTTACGACCAAGAGAAAGACCAGCTTTTCCAAATATATAAACAGCAGTATATGGCAAGCGGTAACAGTGCCATGAAAAATCAGCTTGCCGGCGCTGCCGCAAAAACCGGCGGCTACAATAACAGTTATGCACAGCAATCCGCGCAGCAGGCATACAACAATGTAGTCGGCGGTTTGAGTGATAAGGCTATTGAGCTTCGCTCAAACGCTCTTACTAATTGGCAAAACGAGTACAATCAACTTCAGAATAGATATAATCTTGTTAATAATCAAAAGCAGGCCGAAGAAAGCAGTTATTACAATAAATTAAATACCGCAAATAATGCTTACAGCGTATTTAACAATGCTTATAAAGACGATTATAACAATCAATATAGTTTATGGAATGATAACCGAAATGCTGCACAATCAAGAGTTAACAATGCACAGAGTCAGGTTAATTGGGCTAATGAATACAACAATAATGCAATTGCCACTGCTAATGCTCTTAACGAAACAGCGAGAAATAATAACGCTCTTGAAGCAATCAAGAAAAAAGGCGCAAACGGAAAGTAGGGATAAGTATGGCAATTTCAAATAATACAAAAAAAAAATATCAACAATATAACAATCCTTATGTAGAAAGCGAAGCCCAAAAACAGCAGCGTGAAATTGCACAACAGTTAGCATATTCGCAACCTGAAAATAATGTAAACGGTTATGCACAAAAAATGAATGATATGTATAACAAAATTGCAAATGCCAAGTCTTGGGAATATGACAAGGCAAATGACAAAGCATATCAGCAATATGCAAAAATGTATCAGCAACTCGGCGGTTTATCTATGGCGGCAACACAGCAGGCGGCAAATGAATTGACTGCCGGTTACGGCTCTACATACTCGCCGCAGGTCGCAATGCAAACTGATAATGCATATCAGGCAAATGCAGATAGCGTGCTTCCGTCTTATTACCAAATGGCGCAAAATGAATATGACGCTTTAAGACAAAAGGATTTGACAAATTATGAAGCTGCAATAGAAGGCTATCAAAACGCTGAAAACAGTAATTTGAATAGGAAAAATGCATGGGCGGATATTGTGAATTCGGCAGCAGGAAGGTCAAATCAAGAAAATGCTAATGCTGTTAATAATTATGCTGATAATAAAGATTTTTGGTACAAACAATATTGGAATGAGCAAAACGCTATGAATGACCAAGCCGAAGCGAAAAATGAACGCTATTGGAATAACAATAAGCTCAAAGAAGAAAAGAAAGAAAATAAGCGAGACGAATATTGGGCAATGAATGATGTTAATGTTTCTATCGCCGCCGACAAGGCAGATAGTTACCGTGATAAGAAGGACAACAAGGGTATGAAAGCTTACCTTCAAAATCAGGTAAAAAAAGGCAATATTACTCAGTACCAAGCAGACGGTATTTATAAGCAGTATAAATATACTGCCCCGAAGAGCAGCGGTAGAAGTTCAAGCGGTAGGCGGTCAGGTGGCAGCAGTAAGGGAAGTTCCTATTCATATACTGCTACTGCTGATGATACCAAATCTAATGATAATACTGCCTCAATTCCAAAAGATTTGGATGAAAAGGCGAAGAAAGAGCAGGAAACGCTGAAAATTCCAAACGGTATGTTGCAGCAAATCGGAAGTAACTCAACAGATTACGGTAGGGTGAATGTGATTAAATCTTTAAAGGATAAAAAGATAATAAATGATGAACAAGAAGAATGGCTTTTAGACCACTATAATCTTATGTAAGGAGAAAACTATGGCTATTGATTATGAATTGTTGAGAAAAAAAGCTAAAAAGCGTGATGAAGAAAAGCAGAAAAGGGATAATTATGAGTATTCTAAATCAATGTATGAGGGCGCAACAAAAAACCGAGATAATATATCAGCCGGTACATATAAGCTTTATTATGATGATTATAAAAGAAATACCAAAGCGTACGCTAAAGAGCAAAAGAAAAGCATTAACGAAAGCTCCGGCAAGCAGCTGAAATCAGTGCTAAATATGATTAACCCTTTTGACAGCGTTTCAAGTTCGCAGGCTAAAAAGAATTTTCAATCTGCGCAAAAAAGCAAAGAGGAAAAAAGAACAGCATATGACAAGCTTAAAGAAGAATATGAAAGAACCAACGGTGTAGGACAAAAGAAAAACAGTATTCTTTCACGAATGGAATATGTGACCGATAAGCTTTCAGGCGAAGATACAACTTCTTCAGAGCATAAGGTTGAATCTGCCGATATGCAGAATAAAAGCAAAAATTCTCAAATGCAATATCTTAAAGAATCAGCTTATTATGAGAAGCAAGATGAAAATAATAAGATTTTGAAAAACAACGAAATAAGCAAACTTGTTGATTTAGCGTATCAAAGCAAACTAAAAGCTGATATTTCCCTTAAAGAATATAATCGTTCCAAGCAAAGCGGACAGGTGGCGTTCGGTGATAATGTTTCAGCCGAAAATTACACAATGTACGATAAATCATATAAATCTGCTGTTAAAGAAATTAAAAAGCGCGGATATGATGCCGAAAGCCTGATTGATACATATTCCAAGAATATGAATAAGCAGGAAACGAAAAAAATAACGGATTCGGCTAAAGAATTCGCTGATAAACACCCGGTTCTTTCAAGAGGTGCATATGTAGCTGCACAAATAGGGCAAGTTGCGGCTGTTCCCGATATGATTCAGCAAGGTGTGGAAAATGCTGTATCAGACGAATACAGGCCTATGGACACCAATACTTCAGGATTTATTGCAACGAATTTTAGAAATGCGGTTCAAGAAGAAAATACGAAAAATTTATATAATTATGTGAAAAAGAAAAGCGGTAGTGATACTGCCGGCAAAGTAGTATCATTTTTAGATGAAACCGGATTGAGCGTTGCCGATATGCTTTCAATAGCGTATTTGCCCGAACCGGTTACCCTTGGAATAATGAGTTGCGGTGCAGCCGCGAATACTGCGGTTGAAGCAACAGAACGCGGGTTAAGCGCAGATAAGGCTTTATATACTGCTACTGCGGCAGGCATTGCAGAATCACTTTTTGAAAAAATTTCACTTGATAAATTTAAAGGATTGCAAGCAACGGGCAGAACAGGTGTATTTAATGCTGTGACTGATGCCCTTAAGCAATCATTTACGGAGGGTTCTGAAGAAGCATTTACAGATATTTCTAACGCAATAACCGACCAAATTATAAACGGTGATATGTCTGAATTATCGCTGAAATATAATAATTATATTAAAGAGGGTGCAACAAAGCAGCAGGCTAAAAGTACGGTTGCAAAAGATTTTGGCCTGCAAGTAGGCGAATCGTTCCTCGGTGGCGCACTATCAGGTGCAGTTGTCGGAAGTGTCGGAACTGCAATCAACAAATATGCATTTAACGATGTAAATGCAAGGAAACTCGGCGATGAAGTGAAAAATCAAAATTCAGATGAAATAAAATCACTTATTGATACCGGGCTTTCCAAAGACAAAAAAAGCAAGGCATATAAATATGCCGAAGAATTACAAAGCAAAGCTAAAAAGTATAAAAACAGTAATACTTATAATAATGTTGATGTTCTTGCCGGGGATTCGATAAATGACAGCGAAATTGATTATAGCAAGCTTAATGCTAAAAGACTTGGCCAGCTCCAAACAGAGATAGCGAAAGAAGGCTTTAAGGAAAATATTGCAAATGCTGTAAAAGGCGAAGAAAACGAAAGCAGAATTAACAAAGTTATAAATAAAATGATTAACGGATTTGACCTTACTAAATATGACGCAAAATCAATAGCTGACAGCGACAAGGCAATCAATGCAATCAATGAACAGTTCGGTTCGGATTTTACAAAAGAAAATATAAGCGTTTCATCACTTGCGGATTTATCAACAAAACTAAAGAGCGGATATACCGATTACAGCTTTACTTATGACGGATATAATATATATCAGCAAAGAGCCGAAAACGCTCAAAATGAAGTTTTTGAAGAAAATACACAAAGTGTAACAGATGATGTTAAAATGCCTAAAGAAGTGCTTACAGCAGAACATCAAAGTGACAATCCAAGATACAATGTTAATGCAACGGTGACTTTTGAAGACGGACAGCAGGCAAATGTAAGAATTGATAGTAGACATCCTTTTGAAATAAACCGGGACAGTGCAGAATTAAAATTAAGAACATCAGCCGGAAAAATAAGCTACAATGATATTTCAATTGAGAATAATTTACAAAAGCTTCTTGTGAACGAAATAGCAAGTGCAAATTTCGGTGATGCCGGGGCAAATGCCGTTTACCTTAATTTAAGTAAAAATGAGCCAAAAAATTTTAACGGTGATATTAGAACTTATGTATCACAAGCGAAACTAATATATAATTTAGGTGTCGCTAAACCTGATGTGCCTTTTTCTGAATTCGTAAAGAAAAATCCTGTTTTCAATTCATCAATAAAGCTTCTTGGTGACAGCGCAATTAACATTTATCGTGCAGGGCAAACAGATACTTTGAATTATGATAAGTATGTTGAAAGTTTGAGAGATAATAAAAAATCACCTGCAAAAACCGAAAGGCACATTGAAGGTGATTACACAAATATATCAAACAGCGACAGCACTATTGATGATGTATTTATAAAAGTTGCAAAGAAAACAAGAGTTGATATTGAGCGTCATTCAGACGGAAAAAAAGCCGGAAACGGACAGTTTGTACCGTCACTTGCTAAAATTATTATAAATGCAGACGGAAGCGGTGAGTATAATGCGCTTATTCACGAACTTGGCGAATTTGGACTTGCTTATAATGAAAAAGAATATAAAAAAATTCAAAGTGCAATTCGTGATTGGTATGTTGATTTTAGGGGTGCTGAAAATTTTAATGCCCTTGTTGATGCATATGTTGATACATATTCAAAAGCGGAAGGCACAAAAACAAGGGCAGAAGCATTAGATGAATTGACTAATGACGCTGTATCGGGCCTTTTTTCAACTGATGAGGGAATCGAACATTTCACGAAATGGCTTGATGAAAATAAAACCGAGCCCGAAAAGAGAAGCATTATTGAAACAATCACTGATTTTCTTAAATCTGTTATAGAAAAAATTAAAAATGTGATTGCTACCTCTAATTTGCAAATGGCTGCAAGGGACGCTATGGAAATGGAGCAAAAAAGAGCCGAAAATATCCGTAAGCAGTTTCTTGATATGCTTGATAATGCAAGTGAAAACCTCTACGGCGGAGTTGAGGCTGAAAATAATACTAAGTATTCTCTCGATTCTTATAACAAAAAACAAATTGATAGCTTTAAAAATAGTGAAAAAATTGAATTATATCATTCAAAAGAACAGTTACAAAAATTTGTTAACGATGCAAGGCAACACAAAAATCTAAACAAAAAAATGTATTTCGGTGTTATTTCTAATGAAATGGCTGAGTATATAAAGAACGAAACAGGTGTTGATGTTAAAGGATATAATGTTGCTCTCAGAGCTGATAATATTCTGAAAATTTTTAATTCACACGGCAACGAAACTTTTGAGTTAAGTAGAGGGCAAAGAGCAATTACAGATGAAGATATACTGAAACTTCCGCAATTGCTGAATAATATTGATTATGCTGAATATGCCGGAAAATATAACGGAATGCAGAACAGTAATAACGATTTTATAAATTTGAAAAGCAGCAAAGACGACACTATAACTATTGGTGCGTTTAAGCAAAAAAAGTACTTGGATTTAAGAATACATACAATGTATGCAAAAAACAAAGGAAACAACGACGACACAGCAAATGCAAAAGCCCTTGCCTCAACGTCCGAGACGAGTGTCGGTAATGTTTCCTTCAATAGCAGTATATCCAAATACTCCGATAATGTCAAGAAAATTTCACTGAGTGTACCTATTGAGGAAACAAAGGAACTTGTTGCAATTCATAATACTACCGAAAGCAAACTGCTCAGTGCATTAGAACTTGGTGGTTTGCCAAGTCCGTCGATAGCAATAATGAAAGCACAAAATATCAGCGCAAATAATGAATTTGGCGATATTTCACTTGTTTTTGATAAAAAGACTATTGACCCACAAGAAAGTAATGCAAATAAGGTTTATTCTTCTGACGCTTATACTCCGATATCAGTTAAAGCCGAACACAAACTTAATGAGAAGAAAGCATGGGATTTATATAGCAAAATAAACAATCTTGTAAAGCAAAAACTTGCATATAAGCCTAATGCTTCATTATTTCATCCTGATAATTTCAAAGACCAAGTTGACAGCGCAGGAAGTATTGCCGAATTAGTTAATAAGTATAAAAATGATTATGCTTTTAAGGAACTATATTTGGCGGATAAGTCTGAGCCTGTTAGAGATATTGTTCGAAAAGAAAAGAAAACAACTTTGACAAGCGAAGATACTGACGTTTTCGATTTCCTTAATGATAATATAAAAGATACGCTTCAGGAAATTGAAAACAAACCGTTACTTCCGAGCAGATTATGGGTTGAAAGATACGATAGAAAGATAAAGCAATCAATTGCAGATTACTATAAATCTTTAATTCCTGGTATAAGTGATGAGGGCGTAGATAACATTTTTAACAATTCGGACGAAATTAAGACGGCATTTCAAAGAAAAGCTTTTGTGAAAAAGGCTATTGATTATTTGAAAAACGGAGCTGAAAAAGTTGAACTCGTTTCAGATGATGAGGCAACGCATAATCTTATTGACGATAAAATCAATCAAAAGGAATATGAGAATTGGCTTAATGATTTATTTGATGGTGTTGTAGAGAAAAAGGGTATTTGGAAAGGCAATGACCCTTTTACCGAATCTGGTAATAGAAAGAATTGGGAAAGTCTTTATTGGGATTATAGCCTTGAAAACATTGTTAAGGCAATGAATAATCAAAATGCTCAAGGCGGCAATTTTCTTGTCAGCAATATAATCGGTGGCTCGGCAAAAAAATATAACAGTCTTGATGAAATAAGAAATGATAAATCACGACTTCAAAATGTTAATGATGAAGAATACAATCAAATACGTAATAATCTTTATAAAAGATTTCAAGAAATTGCCCAAAGTATGACAAAAAACGATAACCCATTTGCTGTGGCTGATATTATCGTTGACGGCGTTGCAAAAACAGAAACAAAATCAGGGCTTGCAAATTATTTGAAAACCGAGCTTAAAGGCTGGGCTAATTACAGTGATATGGCGGTTGATGATATTTGGGCCCTCGTTAATGATATTCGTGCATTGCCAACGAGTTATTTTGAAGCAAAACCGCAAAGAGCCGTTTATTTTAACGAAGTATATACTGCTGTTATTCCCGACAACTCCTCCGAAGCACTCAAAAACGGACTTGAAAAAGCAGGAGTTGCGTATGCTGAATACAAAGCAGGTGACGAAAAAAGCCGACTTGATGTTGTTAATTCTTTTGATGATGTTAAATTTTCAAGGGATGTAGATGTTGACGAGTTTGATGATACGGATTATAATGAAATCAGACTTGGAAAAAAAGAATATGCTGCTGTATCAAGTGCAATCACAATAAGATATGCTAATAGGTACTCTGATGAGATAAGAAGTATAAATTACGGCGATTATAAATATTATTTTATTTATAACGAAAACGGTATTCGATATTATGATAGATATAATATCGAAAAGTATTTGAAAGGAATGGATGATTATGAAATTCACAGAAAAGCAAAAAACAATAATAGACTATCTGGATTACTTGAAGCTTCCAAAAGATACGATAGCAGCAGCCTTAGCAGCAATGAAAACGGAAGAACAGCAGGAAATATTGATTCACTCGATAGAGAAGCGCTACAAGCAGAAAGGCAAAGTGACAGATACGGATATAGGAAAGATGCTGATAATGATAACACAAGCAAAAAAAGATACTCCCGAGATGTAGACTATGCCGAGTACGCAGACCTTAAGCGTGAAAATAAGCACCTTAAGGAAGTTAATGAAATTTTAAAGCACCAATTTGAACTTACTAACGGCAGGGAAGTAAGTACGAATGCATTGGTTGCAGCAGGCAGAAAGATAATTAAACTTACACCTACAAGAATGACCGGTATTGAAGTAGGTGCAATTATGAAAAATTGGTATAAAGCCGACAGCTCGCAGGAGTTATTTAATGAAGCATATAACCTTGCTGAAAAGCTTATTGATAATGAAAAAGTGCAGAAATACCAGCCTACCGAAAGTGAGCAGGAAATGCTTGATTATCTTAAAAATACGAAAATAAAGCTTTCAGACAAGCAAAAAAATGAAGTTGCATATTACTTCGGCAGTTACGGAAAGTATAAAAATGCGGCAAGAGGTAAGCTTAATATTACCGATGACGGAATTTTGCTTGATGATTTATCAAATGAAATGGAAGAAATGTTCGGTAATCTGATGCCGAGTGATAACTCGCAGGATTTGCCGCTTGCTTTATTAGACTTGGTTAACACCTACCGGGATAAAATAATCGCCAATGATTACGGTTACAGCAAAGAAGAATATTTGGACAGCCTGGCAAATGATATTCTTTCAACATATTTTCAAACACCGCTGCTTGAAACAAAAGCGGATAAAAACGAAAAGAGATTTTTAAAAGCTAAATCAAAATATGCTGAACAAGTTGCGAAATATCGTAAGGAGCTTGCAGAGGAAAAAGTAAAGCATAAAAAGGAATTTTCTGCATTTAGAAAAGAACAGGTACACAAAAATCAGCAATATAGGTCTGATTTATATAGAGATACTATTCAATATAAAGCAGAATTCAGGCAAAACTATAAAGAAGAAAAGCTTAAAGCAGAATACAGAAAGAGAATTAAGCGTAATTTATCAAGAATTGCTTCGCTCGCAAAGCAAACAAAAACTAAACATATTCCTAATAATATGGTTGAATCAGTAAGAGATTTAGTCTATACCGTTACAACGGATACGAAGTTTGATGATATGATTCTTGATAAAATAAAAAATCTTAATGATAGTTTTACTCAGCTGAGTGCCGGCGAAACTGATACATATAACTATATTACCGATTTATACAATGATTGGTTAATGAAAGATTTAGCGGCTTTAGAAAATTCTATCGGAAATAAAACCGTAGCAATGCTAAATTCCAGAGAGCTTTCAAAGCTTGATGATGTTGTATCAATGACACTTACTACCATAGGAAAAGCTAACAAGCTTTTTGGCTACGAAAGAAACAAGACGATAGAAAAATCCGCAGCCAAGGTCAACAGCGAAATCGAAAATATATCTGTAAAACAAATTAAAAACAAATACTTGCAATCTCTTGGATATAATTCAATGAAGCCGGAATACTTTTTTGAATATCTTGGCAGTGATGAGTTGCTTAAGCTTTACCGTGATGTCAGAAAAGGTGAAAATACATGGGCGGTAACTATCAGCGACAGCAAAAATTATGCTGATGATATTCGAAAAAAGTATAATTGGAAGAATTGGGATTTTGGAAAAATCACGGAGTATGAAGCTTCGTTAGGTGAAAAGCTAAAATTCGATTTACAAGACTTAATGTCGCTATACGCTTTCAGTCGAAGAGAACAAGCAAAAAATCATATTTTGCACGGCGGCATTAAATTTGCTGACACGAAAAACAAAAAGAAAAGCAATGAATACTCAACGCATAAATTAAGTAAGCAGGATTTGAAATACTTAACTAATCTGCTTACGGAAGAACAAAAAGCATATGTTAGGGATATGGTTAATTATCTTTCAACTGAAATGGCGGAAAAAGGCAATGAAGTAACGCGCCAGCTTTATGATGTTGAGTTATTTAAAGAGCAAAATTATTTTCCGATGAAAGTTGACGGCGATTCACTTCCTGAAAAAAGCTCAATGATTAAAGGTTCTAAAAAAATAAAGAATTCAGGAATGACTAATGCAACGGTGGAAGGTGCAAAGCAGGCTCTTATCCTTGACGGATTTGATAGTGTTTGGGCAACACACATTGATGATATGGCGAAATATCACGCTTTTACATTACCGCTTGAAAATTTTGATAAAGTATATAACTATTCCGATATTGACGGTTCAAACAATTTAACTTCAATTAAGGAAAAAATCAAAAAGAATTACGGAAATGAAGCAATATCGTATATATCAAAGTTAATTGAAGATATTAACGGCGGTGTAATTCGCGAACCTGGTTCAGACATAGTTGATAAGCTTACAAGCTTATTCAAGAAAAATGCTGTTTTCGCTTCGGCTTCCGTTGCAATTCAGCAACCGTCGGCAATAGGCAGAGCGTTATCAATCATTGACGCAAAGTATTTTGCTAAAACAACTTTTAAAAATCGTGATTATGATGAAATAAAAAAATATGCACCGGTTGCCATTATTAAGGAAATGGGATATTTCGATACCAATATGGCTCAAAGCACAGTTGACTATCTTAACAATGCTGATTATAAGGGCAAAGAAAAGATTGCAGCATTTTTTAAAGACGGTGCATTTCGTGATGAAGCAATGGGTTACTTTGCTTCAAAAGCTGATGAAATAACCTGGGCGCACATATGGAATGCATGCAAGGCGGAAACCAAGGATAAATATCCTGATTTATCAACTGAAGAAAGCTTGCAAAAAGCAGGGGAACGGTTTACCGAGGTTGTAACGAAAACGCAGGTGTATGATTCGGTATTTTCGCGTTCGGCTTTAATGCGAAGCAAAAACGGTGCGGTAAAAATGGCAACAGCGTTTATGGCAGAGCCTACGACTTCACTTAATATGCTTGTGAATGCAACCGTTCAGGCAAAGCGCGGAAAGTTTAGCAAGAAGCAAGCTACAAAAATTATTGCTTCGCTTGTAATTGCCAGCATTATTAACTCGTTGTTACAGTCAATAGTGACTGCTGCAAGAAATGACGATGACGACAAGACATATTTTGAAAAATATTTAGCCGAACTTATTCCAAACTTTATTGACAATGCAAATCCGGTTAATCAAATTGCATTTGTTAAGGATGTTATTTCAATTTTCCAGGGCTACGATGTAACAAGGGCTGATATGTCAGTAATAAGTGATTTGTATAATTCAATTCACAACCTGAATAGTGGTAATCTTACATATGAACAAAAAATTGAAAGTCTTGCCGGTTCGATAGGCGCGTTTTTCGGATTGCCAATTAAAAATGTAATTCGTGATATAAACAGCGTTGAAAATATTATCAAAGGTGCAAAGAACGGAAATCGTTTTGATTCCTCAATGGCAAAAGAAGCCACGCGCTCAGGAATTAAAGAAGCTTTGTTAACTGATGATGTGCTTGCTATATTTGGTTTTGATTTATTTTTTGAAAAAGACAAAAAACAAATGATGTATGAAGCAATTGAAAACGGTGACAAGGAAATGTATAAGCGCCTTGCGGATAATGTTTCTAATCCGGATAACTACATTAAAAAAGGGTTGATTGAAAATGACAAGCGTGTTGCCGAAGCCGGCCTTGCATATTTAGATAGTGATATATCCAAAGCAATAAGTACTGCCAAGGAGCTTGAAGATGACGGATTTAATTACGAGCTTGCCTATAAAGCAATTAAAGCTTATTCTTCCGAAATTCAAAAGGCAGCAGGATATAAAGCAGAGGGCGAAGATAAAAAATATAAGGAAGCGCTTGAAACGCTTATGTCAAGCGGAATTGATAAAAACACAATAAAATCCGCGATTGATAAAGTTGATTTGAGTAAAGAAAGCAGTGACAACGAAAGCAAGATATATAATAAGCAAGATTTAGTTAATGCTATAAACAGCGGTGAAAAAAGTACAATTGATACTGTTATTAACGGAAATATACAAACTGATATGAATAACGGTAAATCAAGAAGCGAAGCTGAAAAAAGTATTAAATCATCACTTTCAAGTGCTTTTAAAGAAGAATATTTATCTTCTGATAATTCAAAGCGCAGTCAGATTAAGACTAAGCTTAAATCAACAGGCTATTTTGACGATGAAGATTTTACAAATTGGGAAGCTTCGGCTTATAATTCCGAGGCAATGGTTGAAGCGTTTAAATCAAATGATACAAGCACTATAAAAAAATATGTGAATGGCAGAATAAAAGCAAAAGTGAAAAACGGTATGACGCAGGATAATGCCGTTTTTGGTATAAGAACTTCTATTACTAATATGTATAAAGAAAAATATATCAAAGGTAACGCAGACGAAAAAGCAAAAATCATTACAATAATGACGAAAACAGGATTGTATGGTAATAGAACGGATGTTATTTCATATATCCAAAAATATTGGCTTAAATAACTAAAACGAGGGTGTGACGAACACCCTCGTTCTTTTTGTATAATTAGGTCAAGAGGTGATTATATGAATAAGCAATGTTATCGAAAATCGCTTGACTTACAAAAAAACGGAGTTCAGTGGTCCGTTGACATCAAAATAAATGATGTGAACTCACGAAAAATAGTGATTTCTTTAACTGACGGCGGAAAAACTTTTAATCTTGATGAAAATATGATTGTAACTGTATATGCCAAAAAGCCGGATGAAAATATTATATATTCTAATTGCAAAATAGAAAGCGGATTAGTAATTTTTGAGCCGACAAAGCAGTGCATTAGTGCGGAAGGCACTGTTAATTGTGAATTAAGGATTTACAGTGAGAATTCATCCGGCTCTCAATTACTTACTTCGCCGAGATTTAGTATTGAAGTGTATGGAGTTCTTTCTAACGAAGAACATCTTGTTTCGACTAATGAATATTCAGCGTTAACCGAAGCTACGATGAAAGCACAGGAAGCAACTGCTAAAGCAAATGATATTGCTGATGAAATTACACAAAAACTTGAAAGCGGAGAGCTTAAAGGCTCAAAAGGCGAACAAGGGCCTCAGGGTGAACAAGGAATCCAAGGAGTTCCCGGCACAACCGATTTTGCTCAACTTCAAAATCTACCAAGAACACTATGTTCAGGAACGCTTGAACTTACAGAGATTACAGACGGCGGATATGAAGCGAGTGATGTAACTTCTGTAACATATAACGGCGTCGAGAAGTTTAAACTTGATAAAGGTAATTTGCTGTTTTTAAAGGAAAACACAGTAAATATCCAAAACGGTTACGGTTGCTATTGTATAGATAACATACCCGAAGAGGCGAATGACGATTGGACGAAATATTACGGAGTTACGGAAAAAGAATTACAAGATGAACTTAAGACAGTAAATGCTGCGCTCAACAACCGTCAGCACAGTTTTGATGCTGACAACGGTTTAAGTTTTAACAGAACCAAAACAATACTTTCGCTCAAAAACGGTTCAACGGTGTTAAAACAAGCAGATATGGCAACAGCCATAACCGAATCGGGCCGATATGACATTGCTGAAAGCGGCGATATGTTAATCGGATTTCCCGGCACAACCGACTTCACACCTTTTACGCTTAAAGTCAATAAAGGTGATATTATCAAGCTCCTTTTTGATGTGAATAAGAATGTTACAGATGTTCTTTATATAGGCGATATTTCACAAAATTACGGAGAAACCACAATAAATTATGCAGCACAAAAAGGATATTTTAAAAATTCATTCTTCGATATTACTGCATTTGAATTGAGTGTTCATGCGGACGGAAACTGTTATCAACAGACAGAAATTTCAGAAATCAATGGCGATAATTGTATAAGCTTCGGCCACAACTTATATGATTTGACACTTCAAAACTTGAACATTCCAAGTGGAAGGCACAGGTTACTTGCATCAACAACCCGAAAAGATGAAAATAAGAATCCGATTTATGAGTTTGTTAATATGGGTAATGGTCTCATGCTTGTTAGTTCTGGTATGGACGGGCATTACCCAAGTTCAAAATTAACAATTGTTCCAGCGCAGCTCAATTTGAGTGAATCAAATATTACTTATGAACATGAGGGAACAAACGATGAAACACTAAAAGCGTTTGCTGAAAATGTATATTTATATATTGACGATTTATGGGCCAAAGTAGAAGCATTGGAAAAAGCTGTTGCCGCCAAACAAACAAATGAGCAAAGTGAGGCGACAACATGACGGATATAATTGCAGTTGCACTTGTAAGCTTGGTTGGAACGCTTGTCGGTACATTTGGCGGAATTATTACCGCTTCAAAGCTTACAAATTATCGAATTGAGCAGCTTGAAAAGAAAGTCGATAAGCATAACAGTTTTGCTGAAAAAATTCCACTGATTCAAAATGATATTAAGGTTGCGAATCACAGGATAGACGACCTTGAAGAATTATGCAAAGAACATTTTACAAAGTAAAGGAGTAAAAAATTATGAAAAATTACACATTAACAAAAGAAGCACTCATCAGAGTGGCAAAAACATTCATTCAGGCACTTATCGCTTTTCTTGTCGTCGCTTTGCCGACGATAGATTTTACACAGGAAAAGTCCGCACTTAAGGCGGCGCTTCTCGGTGTTCTTGCCTCAGCGGTAGCAGCAGGCTTGTCCGCTGTTATGAACATTGAGCAGAAAGGCGGCTCAAACGGTATGAAGTTTTCTGCTTGGGTAAAGAAATTCATAGGCAAGAAAACAAACTATGACGGTGTTTACGGTGTGCAGTGCGTGGATTTAATTGACTGCTATATCCACGAATGCCTTGGACTTAATAAAGGCTTTTGGGGCAATGCGAAGTATTGGTGGACTAATCGTAAATCATCTGCGTGGCTCAAAAAGAATTTTGTTTTTATAACTCCAACTTACAAAAACGGCGAACTCAAAAAGGGTGATATTGGAATTAGAACATCAGGTACATACGGCCATATTTTTGTTATTGCCGAGCCTACCAAAAACGGTAAGGTGAAATATTATGACCAAAACGCTACCGGTAACGGCGATAAAATGACACTCAGAGAAAAGGCTTATAATTCTTCGACTGTAAACGGTATTCTTCGTCCGAAGAATCAAACAAACCTTAAGGAAGCCAAGATTTATAAAAATGTAAAGGCGAATGGCGGCCTGTTCGCATATAAAGCACTTGCAGATAAAGAAGCTTATACAATTATTTCAAACGGTGCAAAGGTTGAGCTTGTAACGGCTTCCGCCGGCACTAAGAAAATTAAAGGCAAAAAATATACTATGTCTAAAGTCAAATACGGCAGCGCTACATATTATGTTGCAAAGGCTTATTTAAAATAA